ACGTCAGCATCATCAGCGTCTAATATAATATCTCCAGCAGAATCTAAAGTAATTGTAGTACCGTCTGCTTCAAAAGTTCCATCGGCTGTTATAGTTATATTGGCTGCTGCGGCTGCGGCATCTGTCGTAACAATACTAAGTGTTCCGTTTGTTCCAGCAGTAAATACCGCAGTATCACTTGACGAGCCTGTCATTGTTACTACCTTGCCGTCAATAGCAACATCATCTACGGTCAGTGCGGTAAGAGTTCCAAGACTTGTAATATTAGTCTGTGCGGCAGTAGTTACTGTGGCTGCTGTACCACTAGCATTTCCTGTTACGTTGCCTGTTAACGGCCCTGCAAACGCATCCGCAGTTACTGTACCATCAAAGAAAGCATCCTTAAACTCTAATGAGCTTGTTCCTAAATCTATTTGATTATCTGTTACAGGATATAAGGCTCCCGATGTTAGTGTTAATCTAGCGGCATTATCTACTTTAAAATCAATTTCATTAGCTGTACCAAAATCAATAGCAGTCTGAGCATCTTCGCCTAAGATTAAATCGGTAGCATAAATTGAAGTAATGCCTGTTTGTGCTGCATCTACAGCAAGGTCAATTGTATTATCTCCATCTTGATATGTTACTGTTATACCACTTTCAGTATTACTTGAGAACATAGCTCCTGATGTATCTGCAATATATTCAGCTAATGTAGTCCCATCAACTGTAATAGCATCAGCCTCTAATGTACCATCAATATCTGCATTGCCTGATATATCTAATGATCCCGCATCTAATTCACCCGATATTGTAAGTAATCCACTTGAGGGATTATAAGTTAATCCTGTATCTGTCTCTAATCCTTGAGTTCCTGTAGCACCATCTACAAATGTGGGGTATACAGTTTCATCCGTTGAATTATTAGCTGAAGCAGTAATGCTTGTTGCTAGATCAGCAGTACCAGTTACATCCCCTGTTATATCTCCTACAAAAGCAGTAGAAGTAATTGAAGTTGCACCTGTGACTACCCCCGCATCTATACTAATTGTACCATCTAATAAAATCGCAGAACCAGAAGCAGGTTCAATGTTAATTGCTGCACCAGAATCTAAAGTTAAAACACCTGCTGAATCAATATCTACTGTACCATCCGCTGTGATTTGAATGTTTGCTGCCGCTGCTGCTGCGTCCGTCGTAACAATACTCAGTGTTCCGTTAGTGCCAGCAGTAAATACTGCGGTGTCACTTGCTGAACCCGTCATCGTAATAACTTTGCCGTTTAGGTCAATGTCATCAATAACAGCTTGAGTGATTGCGCTGTTCGTACCTAACGTGGCTCCGTCTATGGAACCTCCATTGATGTCAATAGTACTGAAGGTGTCTATGGAACTTTCAAAGTAAGTCTCAAAGTCCGTAAGCGCAACCTGCTTCATTGTTCCTGCATCATTTACTACAACTCTATCCGCGTCTGCGAGAGTTGTGCTAGTGGCACTTGTATCACCATCTATAATATTTAGTTCTGCTGCGGTACTTGTCACACCATCAAGGATATTAAGTTCCGCTGCGGTACTTGTCACACCATCAAGGATATTCAGTTCCGCTGCGGTACTTGTAACACCGTCAAGGATATTCAGTTCTGCCCCTGTAGACGTTACTGCTGTGCTTCCTATTACTAAGCCACTTGCAGGTACAACGACTCTAGCAGCACCACCAAGAATTAAATCATCTGCTGAAGTATCCCAGAGCATGTATGCACTTGCAGTGTCACCAAAGAACTTAACGTCATATCCAGTATCATCTACGCCTACCGTAACTGTAGCGTCAATCTGAACGGCTCCATCAATATCTACAATATCTAAATTAGTAGTACCATCAATGTCAGCATTACCACTAATGTCCAGTGTAGCTGCATCTAGTTCTCCTGATATAGTAATATTAGTACCACCAGTTATTGCACCATCCATTGCAACAGCACCATTAATATCTATTGTAGTTGCAGTTAATTCTATTTCAGTATCACTTACAAGGTCTAATACGCCGTCTGCACTTTGATAAATATAAGTACCGCTATCGCCAAACTGTAGTTGGTCGGTACTAGAAAGAAGTATTCCTGTATCTGCAACGTGCGTGATGGTGACATCTTGGTCATCACCAAAATTTATAACTGCTCCATCGGCTAAGAATAAATCTGAGAACTCTAATGCGCTTGTTCCGAGTGCAGCACCGTCAGATGCGTCAGGTACAAAAGCGGTTGTCGCGGTTATTGTAGTACCTTGAATAGTGCTGGAACCTGTTAAAGCTCCTGTAACTCCTAATGTACCAGCAACTGTAGCATTGACATCGACATCTAAAGTATCAATATGGGCTGTACCATCTATAAATAAATCTTTAAATTCTAACGAAGATGTTCCTAAATCTATATCGTTGTCTGTAACTGGTGAAATAACACCATCAGATATTCTAATTTGTTCTACTGCACTTGAAGAAACTTGTACAAAAACACCCCAACGGTTATTTGTACTGTCCGCTACGATCTTATTTAGAAAATCTTGATCACCTATTGTATGGACATTGCCACCTTCACCAGCAGTTCCATCATGTTGATGTCCCGTAGTTCCAGATGAAGCATAGGATAAAGAAGTTAAAAGCTGATTATATTCGTCATTAAATAATGCCGCTGTAATAGTATCGCCATCTGAAAATGAACTTTGTCTTGTGTATGCCGTTCCCATTCACTATCTCCTATTTGCTGGTGTGTAGTCTACATAAAGGCCATTTATGGCGTAAGGGGGATTAGAATCGTCTGTTCGTATTCTAAAATTAGAAGTAAACCCAGCGCCCTGTACTGCCTGCCTAACCATTGGATCATTAGTTCCTCCAAAAGTTGAAGTAGCAAAAGTACCTTCTCCAAAAAGAGATGGTAAAGGTATTGCAGAAAGAGTATAGTCTGAAGGTTGAGGTCTATTCGTATCCTCGTAATCATATCTAACTCTTAGTATAGGCTCTGCCGTACCTTCAGGACTTACAGAAATTTTTACATAGTTTATACTTTTCCTAGTTCCAAAATCTCCAAAATCATAATTGGGCGTTTCATAAGTTGCTCTTATATCAGCAGTCGTCCCCGAATGATAAAAAGAATTTCCTGAGTCATGAAGATATACATATCCATCACTATCTCCATGATATATTTTTTCAATACCAGCATAATTAAATCCTGATGTAACTGCTCTACATTGCACTCCTTTAGTTTCTGACCACTCAAAACCGTTAGATGTAAGTGATCCTATAATTCCTTTCGCGCCTGAAGACGCCTCTGAAGTAGTAGTATAAAAAATTCTATATTGAGATTTTTGTCTAAGAACTACACTATCCATTACATAAGTATCAATTTTTTTTGCTATATCATTTATAATAGATTGAATTTGACGGCTTACTGAACTAAGTTCTACGTCACCAATTCTTGCTGTCCCTGCAATAGTTCTTACACCATCTGGACTTAAAAATACTAAGTCGCCTCCAATTTCCTGTATGCTATGATTATCTAAACAACCTACATTTTTAGTTACCGGAGTAACAGCTATTGTTGAACTATTGTTAATATTTTGAAGTTTATAAATACTATTTTTACAAAAAATTACTAAGTCTTCTCGGAAAGATCTAATTCCAATTACTTTATCATCGAGTTTAATTGTGCCTGAACCTGTACTTGTAAAATCATCTATATCACTTGTACCACTATAATAAATTGTATTAGGATTATTACTATCGCCTGCTACAACTAAATGTGTATCATGTATTATACATGTCGTAGGATAAACCGTACCAGACACTGTTATTTCTTTAGCAAAATAAGTGCGGTTACTTAGTACTCCCGTACCCGTCATTTTAAAATAAAAAGGTTTAGTGGCTGAAGATTCATCGGTGATTACTAATTCACCATAAATTGAATCGCCTTCGTAAACTGTAAAATTACATTGGTCTTGACTAGTTCTAGCCGCTACAGACCTCCCTGTAAAAGTTGAATAATTATCTCCGCCCCCAGCTACTGAAGCCCTGTTGATTTGCAACCAAGTTTCACCGTCTAGTGTGAAATAAACATTTGTTCCAGAGCAAGCAATTAAGCCATCTGCATAAACAAAAAGACCTAAAATAGGATTAGTACTATTAGGTCGTGCCGCGTCATCACCGCCAAAAGGTGCAAAACCATTAATACGTCTATAGCCCCCATCGGAATCTACTTCAAAGTTTTCAAGTGATGTAGCAACTCCGGGTTGTGCAAGCATTTCAAACTGATTTAAATTAGTATTTAAACCTCCTTTGCACGAAACGCCATAAGGCATTGACTGCGCCATTATACGAACCTTATGCGGTCATCTTTAAAATAATTTGGAGTCGAGTCCATCAAATGTAGTTTCATTGTCTTTAATCCACGCTTATAATCTTCCATTGCAAAAGCAGAATTTTGTGCGTTATCTTTAAACTGATGTACATAATATCTTGCTCTATTTATAAGAACAGGTACATATAAGTCTGGAAAAACTATTTCGTCGCCATGTGCAGATAACTCTGTTGGTAAATTATAAGCATAAAACCAAATACGATATACTTGGTCTGGTATAGGAGACAACCCAAATTTTCTGTTATCGGGGCTTTTAATTACTCTACTTGGCGTTCCTCCCGTGGCTTGATCAGCATCGTCTTTATTCTGTCCGACACGAAAATAATCTTTCCACTCTTCGGTACTCGTATATCTTAAATTACGAACAGTATAGGGCGCACTCTCTCCACTAACGCCCACAGTTGAAAGCAGGAAATTATCCCAATCTACAGATCCATAATCATCTTTAATACTACTAGCGGCTGTTTTTAGCTCATACCAACGGGTTCCTGCAACGGTTTCAATATATGTATTACCGTACATGGGATCAGTCGCACCTGATTCTGCAACAGCTAAGAAGGGCCACTGAGGTTCTTCATTAACCATATCAAGATACGCACGGTTAACAAGATCTTTAACGTGTGTTTGAATCCCTTTAGAGTCACTAAAATTAGCAAGTGTTAATTC